AGAGACTATAAGTTTTCTGAAGAAATAAAAGATGATAACCCTATTATTAGTAATAATAATAGCGTCAAATATCATCACGCCTGAAAAGGTACAATTACATTTTTTTTACTTTAAAGTGTCCCACTTTTCAGTGAAAATGGTGTAACATATGATATAATGGATACTCCAAAACTAACAAAAAATAAAATAATAGGTTTGAAGGAAAAACAGCGTCAAATGAAAATTGGTAAAATTTTACAAATTGTTCTAGGAAACTATAATAAATTTAATGATTTAGGAGAAGGTGATAATAGTGGATTAGATATAATTTCAATAGAAAGAAAAATTATATTAGAATTAAAAAACAGAACAAATACAGATAATGTCTCATCAAAAAAAACTAATTTGGATAAATTAGCAAAATTTAAGTCTCTAAATCCTGATTATATGTGTATATATGGGTGTGTGAATGATACAACAGAACATAAAACAAAAATTGGAAAAATAGATACTATTATTCATAATGGTGTTGAGTTAAAAATATTTGTTGGAATTAAATTATTAGAATTAATTTTAGGTGACGATGTTGATAAAATAATAACATATGTAAAAAATTTAATCGACAGATTGACTTAGGGCTTCAATCAAACAACATCCAATTTGTCTTGCTAATTCAACTGGAATTGCATTTCCAATCTGTTTATATTGCGATCTCATACTTCCTGTAAATATATAATCATCTGGAAATGTTTGTATTCGTGCATACTCTCTTATATTTAGTGGTCTACATTCCAATGGATGACATCTTTCTGTCTGTTTCTGTGATGCACAACATAGTAAAGTTAATGATGGTTTATCCATAGATAAACGATGAAGAATACCTCGTTTTCCACCTCCAGAAAAATAACTTTTTCCCAAATAAGATTTTTGTTCTTCAATTGGTAGATTTATCCAACATCCTCCTTGTGGTATCTTTTCAAATAGTTTTATTTTTTTCTCATTATATTTATCTCCTATAGAGATTGGAACATCCATCAATACATCTCTCAATACGATAGTTTTTTTATTTGCTTCTGGAAACTTAAATTTTATATTTTTTAGAGTTCCAATAATAAAAACACGTTCTCTTTTTTGTGGAACATTATAATTAACAGCATTTAATAATTTATATTCAATATTATATATTTTATCTTCATCCAACATATCTATAATCTTTAGTATTGTTTTTCCACCATCATGAGACAATAAGCCTTTTACATTTTCTATCATAAAAATTTTAGGTTTTAGTGTCTGTATCATTTTTATAAAAATATATATTAGTTTTCCTCTTTCATCCTCCAAACCCTTTCGGATTCCAGCAGTACTATAAGACTGACATGGTATTCCACCTGCTAGTAAATCAACACATCCTATATATGATGTTAAATCTAATTTTTCCATTGGGTTACAAATAACATTCACATTATTATGATTTGCTAATAATGTTTTACAACAATCTTTATTATTATCATTCAATAATAGTGGTATAAATCCAGCTTTAATTAAACCACTACTTAATCCACCTGCTCCCGAACAAACCTCTATAAATTTATATTTATTGTTCATAATATATTACGATAAACAAAAAATAATAATATTAACATTATATGATTCAATTTTTAATCACTTGAACCAACCAATACAATTCGCCCACTTTTTTGTGGAGTTTTTATATTTATTTTTTTAACAGGTTTGGTATCTTCTTCTTCCTCAGATTCTTCTTCTGATGATTCTTTGTCTAACTCGGATTCTTCATCTTCAGATTCTGATTCAAAATTACTAAAATATTTTTTAAAATGTTCGCTCACAATATCTCTAATTTGTTGTCCTCTTTTTTTTAAAAATCCTAAATATAATTTTTCTGATATTTCTAATTCATCAATCAAATCATCATAATCAATACACTCATCCATATAAATGTATTGTTTATGAATCTGTTCTGAATCCACATCATCCATTCCCCTTGTCAGATAACCAACCAATGATTCGGTGGGTTTACGGCGATGTTGTGCGGGTTCAACCATTGCAAGATTACCAAATACATTTATCGGTAGATAACATTTTTTATCCTTTGTATATTCTGCGATTATTTTTCTAGGAATAATATTCTGAACCTCTACAGTAGGTGTGTCAAAATTCCATACAATCATTCTCATAAAATTTAGCAATAAGGTAGACTGGGTGGTTTGCAAATCACTTTTATTTTTCTTTGGTTGATTCAAAATAATATTATTTATTTTTTCAACAAATGCCCCTCTATGAACTTTAGACATATATGTTTTTTCTTCAATCATTGTCTTTACAGTTCTTGTATTAAATGATAACTCAGAAAGTTTATCATTCAATATATGTAGTTGATATAATTTTGTATAGTATTCTGATTTTTTTTCAATAGCTTGTCTATTCTTATAAGATAGTGCGATCATTTGAATAATAGCCGGAACTTCACGGATAATAAGTTGTGGATTTTTATTTGGCTTTTTAACAGTTGCAATATTTCCAATACACTCAACTACAAAACCAACCGACCATAACATTTTTTCTTCAAATACAGTTAAATCTAATTTTATCATAATATCTTTAAGATTTTCTATTCCAACTTTTGATATATCACCTTCATCAGATAAGCAACATGATAATAGTTTGAAAATAAATTCTTTGTCTTTAATAAGATGAAGAAATGTATTGGGAAATTTTTCCAAAACATATCCTCGAAGTCCCACAATATACTCATATACCGTATACTCATTCTTTTTAGCATCCAATGGGTCTGAATGAATTGACATTCCATTATTATCTTCTTTTAATTTCTCATAATGAGCTTTAATATGAGTGATAATTTTCTTATTTGTAACTTTTAGTTTTTGTTTATCAAACCATTTAGCAGCCAATATATCACATGATGAGAGAGGTGTATTATTTTGATTTATTCTTTTGAATAAGATAGGAAGGGTTGTTCGATCACAAGAATTATAAATCACCGGAATAACTGTTTTTGAAATATTAATTTTTTTAACAAGTTCTCTTGTTTTTTCCTGCAAATATTTTGATACTTCTTCATATTCTTGTTCGACACCTATTTGACATAATCTTTTTAATTCCTCATAATTTTCTCCAAATTTCTTTTCTATAACAAAATCATTATACGAACCTAATTGTTTTTCTGAAAACCAGCTATCACAAATATGATTTAAATTTGTATTATCTGCAATTTTATCATATTTTTTAATAAAATCTATTTTGATTTCTTCAATCAGATTCTTTGTGTAGGTAAATTCAAATGGATTATTAAAAAATTTTACCAAACTAGATACACGATTTAATCCATCAGCTAATAAATATCTGTCGATGCTATTTTCAGATGGTAATTTAGTGAGTTGGAGTGCTCCTATTGAAAAATTATTTGCTCTCATTGTATCAATCAATTCATCCTCTTGAGAGCTTTTCCATGCACGTCTTCTTTGAAATTTAGGTATTTCTAATTTTATTCGGGTAGGATTTGCTGAGCAAGCTTCCACAAGTGTTTCAATTGTCCATTTATCAACGTCAACCATATTGTGTAATATTATATGTTTGTATATATTTAATTGGTAATTTGTCTCAAAATCAATTTTTTATAATAAATAAAATAATATCTAACTACATTTCATACAATCATAACAACGAAAATCTGTATAATCAGCATTAAATCCTATTCCGTTCATATTCATATAATATGAGATTAAATTAGCAGTGCATCCACATATTAAATTCTCACACTCATCCGCCATACATTTTTGTTTAGAGCAATTGAATGAATGAATTTGCTGAACTTTGTCAAATTTGATTAACTCATATGATTCTGATTGGATTAATTGCTCAATATGTTTATCTGTTTGTTGCATCATATGAATCAGAAAATTTCTTACATTATTTTGATTATCAAGCGAATATACATCCAAACAATCAATAATTTCTCCTGCGTATAATTTTTTCATATATGAGGCATCAAATGATTTTGAACAATTAACTGATAGCCTTACAAATATATCTATTGGTAGACATTCAGTAATAAATGTATGATAACTTTCTAATTCCAATCTAAACATTTTTAGTATGCTGATGTCTTTTGTTTTTGCAATATCGATTAATGGTGCGATAAGTTCCAAACGAAAAAAATATTCAGATATATTTGAATCACTCCGATAAGACCATTTGCGAACTACAAGTGTAGGAGCACCAGTGTTTGGTTTAACAATAAATTGCACATTATCTTTAATACATCGATGAATATGTGAGATTGCTCTTGGATGTGATAGAGCTGGATCATATAATTTTAATCTCCAACTTTCAATAGAATCAATTGTTGATTTTGGAACCAATTGAGGTAATACAAAATGAGACATCGTAGTTGATTTGGTAATTTTTGAAGGAGAGTATGCGGATTTAGGAGATTCAGAAGCCATTATTAGATTTATAATATATTTATTGATATATGGATTTTATACATAATATTATTCAATTTTTTACAATAGTTTTATATAAACAAATTATTTGAGCAACTCAACAACAGTCAGAACTGTTCCATGCAATGGGATTACACGAAGCGGAACCAACCAAAATCCTCTATAAATATTTTTAATTTGATTTGAGCGAATGCAATCAATTATTCTAAGATGTTCTGAACTAGATTGAATGATGGTTTTTATGGTGTCTTGTGGATAAATTGGTATCCAAGAGATAATACCAGCAGTAGCTCCACTCAAAAACATTGTACTGATAGACCAGTTATCTTTTTCAACAAAATATCTTTTGAGATATTCAAATACTGGAAAATATACAGCAAATCCAGGTGTCTCACGTGTTAGCACTGGAATCAATCCTCTATAATAATAGCGAATATTACCTGATATTGTGTGTGAGGGAAAATAATTTATTTTATTTTGTATAGGTTGATTGTATGTGATAGTTTGATATGGTTTGGTTTGCATCAATACTTTAAGTTGTTCAAATGGTGTTATGATGAGTGATGTTACAAATCCAGCAGTTCCACCAGCAATAAAATTTGCTTTCAAATAGTTTTCAGACTGATTGAGATAATTTAGTGTATGCTGATAAGTGCCAAACACTGCTCCTTTCTCCAAAGCCATTCCACAAATAGCTGGTGAGAGTCCGGCATTAAATGTTCTCAAATTAATATTTTTAATAATATTTGAATCAAATCCATTTTTTTGAATTTGTGTTTTAATTTTATCAAATGGATTGCTAACTATAACTCCACAGATTCCTGCCACTACTCCTCTCATAATATCTTGAGTTGGATTATATTTAGTTGAATTGTCTTTCATCATATTTGAATAAGATTATATGATTAATCATACATACAATTATATAAATTAAAAATATTTCAATTTTTTATAAATTTGTAATTTTTCCATTCCTATCTATCTGGTATGATTTGCTGGTATGGTTTGTTTTTCCATCCTTTGTATGAGAAATTTTTTCATCAACAACAGTTTTACCATCAATAGTTTGTGACCTAATAGATTTACTAAATCCATTAACTTTATTGCTTGCACTCAATCTATCAAATATATTATCAAACAAAGGATATTTGGGAATCATAAGCATTTGATTATTACCCTCCAAATCTCTTTTAGCTCTATTGTATAATTGTTTAAGCTGATATGCATAAAATTTTTTATCTATTTGTTCCAAATCAGTTTGATTGAGATGTTTTATTTTTTTTATTAGTGATTGTTTGAGTTCATCTTTATTAAATCCTTTTTTTAGACCAAAAACTTCCAAATAAGATAGCATTGATAATATAAATATAGAAAAAAATATTTATATCAACTAATTATATTACAATGTCTTCTACAAATGTATCTAAGTTGCTTGAACAGCTTAAACCAGTATTAGAAATGATAGCTTCAAAATTTCCTCAAACCATTATAAAACTAACAGAAGTTTTACACGAACAAAAAGATAATGTTAGTGTTATAAATAAAATAATAGAAGATGTTTTGAAATTACATTCGGTGGCTAATGATGCCAAGAATGCTATTAAAACGGGAAGAAAACATGTTGATAATTTGGTTAAGCATTTTAATAGCTTGTCCAACAAATCTAACACTACAGCAAAACCAATGAGTGGTGGTGCAAAAAAGAAAAGTATGAGAAAAAAAGCATCCAAAAAGGGGTCTAAAAAAGCATCCAAAAAGAGATCCAAAAAAGCTTCTAAAAAATAAATTCCTCCACACTAACTGTAGGCGGAAATTGATTGATTTTTAAATGCATCGCATATTGTGTGCAAATCCTAATTTTAAGTTTTAAATTTCCAAATTTACTTTTCCAACTATCTGATTGTATTATCAGATAATTCAAGCTATTCAATCTACCCACAATTCCACTAAATCGTTTGGGTTTTTTTCTTTGTCGGGTTGGATGATGTATCAACCATTCTGCACTCAAAGCCATATGTTTGCTTAAAAACCCTTCAATTGTGCATATAATTCGTAATGGTTTAATCCGACTTGTTGCCTTGGCACCACCAACTATTTCTCCATTATGTTGTCGGATTCTTCGCATCATATTATTTGTTGCTCCACCATATGTATGATTTGGATAGGATGGATTGATTGAATAAAGAATATAACATAACCAATTTTTCTCTTCCGATAATATTCTATTAATATCTTTTGAAAAACGTATAATATTTTGTAAATTTATATACATTTTTAATATCAATTTATCTGATTGTTGTTTTTGTTTATCAATATAATTCATACTATTTATAATATCAGTATCTTTCATATATTATATGCTGTTGATAAAAAAATACATCTACCACATATCAGCTCCTGATTCTACCCATGATTGTTGGGTGCTTTTTTGAGGTTCTGGTTGAGGTTTTGGTAGAGGTTCTAAAACCTTTTTTATGATAGGTTTTGGCATAGTATCTTCCACAGAATTTGATATACTAGTCGTATTGGTATCCATCATACTGATTGGTAACACAATATCATTATATTTATCATATTCATTTGGTTCTGAATCAATAGATATCTGTTTATCAGATTCATCATACTCATCATACTCATCAGACTCATTATCTGACAAATAATTATTGTATTTTGATTTTATTACAATTTTTTCTCTTACAACTGTTCGGCGATTAATCAGACTATCACTATATGTGGTTTTGCTAATAGATTTAGATACAACGACTGGTTGAGCTTTTTGTAAAAGTTTTTCTACACTTATTGGTTTTACCCATGCATTTGTAGCAGTTGTATTAGATATTGTATTTTCTCTATCAGATAGTTGTGGAAAGTTTTGTTTATCTATCATACTAGCAAATGCTGGTAATAATGATGAGAGTGGAATATATGATTCATCTTCACGTGATTTTTGATGCTCATATGATTCTCTTTGTCTCGGAGTTTGATATGCTGTTTTTTGTCCTGAAGGCTGATATGATGCTCTTGGAGGCTGATATGATTCTCTTGAAGGCTGATATGATGCTCTTGGAGGCTGATATGATGCTCTTGGAGGCTGATATGATGCTCTTGGAGGCTGATATGATTCTCTTGAAGGCTGATATGATGCTCTTGGAGGCTGATATGATGCTCTTTCTTGTGGAAGCTGATATGTTGATTTGGGAGCCTCTGATAAATCTCTTGTTTCCCTATACAAATCTCTCTGATATCTATTATTTTTAGAATTTTCAATAGTCTTTTGTGTAGGGTCTAATTTGGCTCTCACCATCTCATATAATCTTTTTGCATTATCCGAACGATGTTGAGATAAAATTTTGAGTAATTCTATCGCAATACTCTTGTAATCTACATTTGCATCTGTATTCTCATCTTTTTGATAATCTTCTACTTTGTGATTCATTTTATCAATAGTATTATTTTTTGTTATAATTTCTTCATCATTAACTCCATCAGTATTATCTCTCTGAAGTCTCTCAATTTGATTTTTTAGAATTGCAACAGCATCCAATAATTCTTTTATTTGTTTAGATTGACTTGTTTGGGGAACTAAATTATGTTTGTTTGTATAATAAATTGCTGTTTTTTTAAGAGTATCTTCCAAACACATATTATGAGGTAGCCAAAATACATCATCATTAATCCAATAATTTAAAATTTGATCCATTGTTCTATTTTCTCTGGTTTTTGACGATTCATTTGGTCCAGCTTGTTTGCCTCCTCTTCGCGAAATACCTTTATTTAATGGCTGTTTGATAGCTTTTATATCTTTATCTTGTAAAAATTTCACACACATAGTTGCCAAATAATCATAATGGGATTGATTGGTAGTCATAATATCTGATAATATATAATTATATAAAAATAATCTTATCCTTACAACATTTTTAATCTTCAACTTTTTTATATTTCCTCTGACCAACAAAATGATACCGATACAATAGCTCCAATTGTTGATTTAGCACAAAAACACAAAACATCACCTGCATTTAAAAATATAAATAAATCAGTCACATCTGCATACTGATTTCCATTAGATGCGATGCTGGTATTAAACACTACATCACCACCACTAATAGAATTTGTTGAATTATTTGAAGCAGCAATGCTATTATTTCCATCAACACTTGTATAAGATAATGCTTGATATCCAGTTGGATTCTTTATTACTTGCAATACTACAACTCCATTAGCTGAACCATTTGATGAGTTTGCACAAGATACAGAGATGTTTCTTAATCGGATTTGTCCCCAATTTGTTAAACTATTAAATGTGGGAGTGCATTGAAGAGCCACTATATTGTGCACTGTAGCTGATGTGCTACCACTTATAGTTATATTTCCATCCAATCCATATTTGGGTCCCAAAAATTCTGGTTTGCCTTCTAAAAATAATGCACCAGATGCGGTTTTGAGAGTTACGGATGTGCTACCACTAACAGTCATAGCTTGAAAATATAAAGGCATAGAGGGATTGGTAAGATTTGGTTGATTGTATGTATTTGGATAATTGATTGTATGCACACATATAAATCCAGTATTCATTGGTGTCTCAACATAAAATTTTATCACACCAAATCCTAAATATTGATATTTTATTTGATATACATTTCCTTTAGTTGGGTCAAGTAATACACCTGATTTATTTTGTCCAGTCGCTCCAATCACACCTGCAGAATATGTTTGATTAAATGTCCCATCCATACAATCAACATTCCAATTTGTTTGGGGTATCCACACATCTACTCCACCTCTTCTATACAGAATACCAAATGATGATTGATTGTAACCAAAAAAATATCCATTAGCTGTGTTTCCAATACCAGCAATTTGTTGAGTATCTGTGATACCTTGTTCAAACATCGCTGAATATCTTGCCATGCCTCCTTGTCCGGGTTTGTAGAGTAGTTGTCGGATACTCTGCATTGTTGAATTACTACCAGCGGTTGTGCCGGATACTAATGATAACATTTGGTTTGATGCACTACCGGTTGCACCTGCACCGCTACTCACACAACTAACAATATTATGATTAATATTATTGTAAACAAAATCTATTTGTGCCATCGGATAGGGATTTACCATCAACATATCACCAAATGCACTTACAGGTTCTGCTACTGCAACTTTCATATATCCATTTGAGGTAGCGGATATTTGGGTATAATTTCTTCCACTATCATTTATTCCAAATGGAACAGCTCGATTGCTCATACAAGATGTATTGATATCCATAACATCTGTCAGATTATTGTATAAGATTGATGTTGAGCTGAGTAATCTGATTTCAACTGATACGATGGCGGTTGAACCAGATGTGTTGCTAAATTTAATTCTAAAATATTTTCTTACAGGAGCAAACATTTGATTGCAATCTGTATTGGCTGCCAAAACATATGGTCCATATATGCGATCATTATCTGTTCCAAATCCATTTGTTGAAAATTCTAATTGAAATTCACTTGCTTGTGTAGACCTAAAATTTGTTATTATTTGTGCGGATTGTGAGATATCTTCCCATGTGCCTATCCACGATGTGTTTCCAGCTAGTTCAAATCCAGTTTGTCCTGCACTATATATGGGTGAATTACACACAGATACTATACTACAGTTTTCAATTTGAACAGAACCAGATAATTTGAGAGCTGTTTGTAATCTAAATACTGTTTGTTCTACAGAATCATTTTGATAAATTATACGAAAATATTTTGCAATAATTGGAATTGATTTAGTGACAAAATTATTTGCTGGTATGGTTAATGCTATGAAGGTTTGCCATGTCTGATCATCAGTGGAAAATTGCATATTTAAACCATTCAAAGAACTATTCTGATCGGCGTATACATTTATCACTACTGATTCAAAACCTGATACATCGGTTGAGATTCCTGTAAAAGTTTGATCTGATTCTAATGTTGTATTTGTAGTATTGTTTGAGTCTATTTTTCCAGATGCGGATGGTATAAATGTCATATTGTAGGTTTATAATATATTTTTTTTATATTATAAATATTATTTGATTATAATTTATATTGGATAGATATAATGGATTGGTCAGGATATGATAATGTATTTATCATAAATACCACATATGGTAATGAAGAAAATAATTTTAAAATAAAATATGATATAATGAAAGAATCACATCATCCAAATGATTTTGAATTAAAATTAGAAACATCTACTCAAATAATAAAATATATTATTACAAGAAATGTTTTTCCTTTGGTTTATGATATTCAGAAATATATTTTACGCGATTTTAAAAATATGCAAAAAGTATCAAAATTACAAATAATAAAAAAAGGTAATATTTTATTTATAAATGATAATATTTTAATACCATTATTGATTGAAGAGAAAAGAAAATTTTATGAAATATATGACTTATGTATGTCTATTAATATACAAAATTATAAAAATATATTAATTTATCATGAGACTTATCCTATATTGGAAAATATATGTATAAAATATTTTAATAAAAATCCTGCAAAATATTCAGATAAATCTACTCTAAAAGAAAATAATTATGATTTGTTTTTTGTAGATTATTATACAAAATATAATGATAATGAATGTGATTGGTTGTATCATAAAATAGATTGGTATATAAAAATACTTCCAGCTATTGCTAAATATTGTTCATATTATGCAAAATGTATAATAGAGTTTGATATGAGATTTTTTAATATTCATATTTATAGCCAAATAATTAGATTATATTCTTGTTTTATGAATATTTCTGTTTCTGTATCTTTTTTATCAAATTATCCTAAATGTTTTGTGATTGGAACTAATATTAATATTATAAAATTAAAGAGTTGGATTGTAGGGCAAAATATTGAAAATATTCAACCTTATAAAAATTCATATATTTATAATAACAATATTTGCACCAATATAGAAAAAATAATAACAGACATTGGAATAAATATTCCTGATGATTTCAATAAAAATATTAAAAATATATATTATAAATATAATAAATACTCTGAAGAACGATTTAAAATAGCAAATAATCCAAATATATCTATAAAATATCTATTAAAAAAATCTATCAGATATATGTATGAATACTTGATTAATAAAAGAATACCATTTGAATTAAATCCTTATTATTTGGATAAACCAGATAAAATAGTTTTTAAAGTAAAAAAAATAAATAATACTTATTTTCCTGATATATTAAATGTTAATTTTTCAAAATTAAAATTGACACCATCAGCTCTATATAGTGTGAGTTATCCTAAAGAAGCTAATCGGATAACTGATATTATTATTGATATAGTTGGTAATAATAATAAAATAGTTGATTGTTGTGCAAATTGTGGAGGAAATACAATTAGTTTTGCACAAAAATTTAAGAAAGTTATATCTATTGAATTAGAAAAACATAATTATATTGCATTGCAAAATAATATTAAACAATATAAATTTGATAATGTGAAGACATATAATACTGATTGTTTAGAATATCTTAAAAAACATAATTATAAAAGAAAAGTATTATTTTTTGATCCTCCGTGGGGTGGAGAACTAATTAGTGTAGAAAAAGCAAATAATGTAGTATTTGATAGTAATAAAATACATTACATAAATACTAATACAAATATCGATATAAGATTATCAGGACAACATATTGATGATATTATAGAATACATATTGAAACAAAATAAAAAAGTTAAAATATTTATGAAAGCTCCAAATCAGTTTAATAGTAAATTAGACCACAAAATGTATAAAATAAAAAATTACAAATTATTATATTTTAATATTTCTTAGATTAGGTGCAACATATTTCAAGGATGAATGTTTTGATGTAGGTAAATCTGGTTGAGTGGGTATAGTTGGTTGAATGGATATAGTTGGTTGAGTGGGTATAGTTGGTTGGTGTTGTTCGTGAAATGGAAATCGTTTTAGTAACTCTTTTTTTATTTTAGGATTTTCGGATAATATGTATGGATTACTAGCAGAGTGTCCGATAATTTGTAGATTTTCATCAACAATAATTAATTCTCCACCAACATCTTTAACAATATGAACTTTTTGATAATTTGCAACAAATTTATCATATAAATTTAATCTTTTTAATAATGGTGGTAATCTTGATGAGTACTGTGGAGGAGATACTAAAAACAACCATTTATGTATTTTATGTCTATAAAATTTACATGAATATATCTGAGAGATTGTGTATAATTCTCTGTATGTTACTACATAATCTTCTGTTAGATTTGGTGGATTAATAATTCGTTCTCTATTATTCAATATAAATATTTTTTTGTTTGTATTGTCATAAATAACATATAGATTTAATGGTTTTGGTTTTGTTATTTTTATGGTATATATATGTTTACAAGAATCATTATAATTTATTATTGAGTATGGATATTTATTTGGAACATCTGATTCATCTATAATAAATATATTAAATAATCTATTAGTATACAAATAATTACCAATGAGTGAATAATTTAATTTGATATTCCAACGTATTTTTTTTGTAATACCACTACATATCATAGACAAAATTTTCCATTTATATTTGTTAAGTGTAAAACCATATTTTTCTAATACACGACCCATTCCAAAACATGTAGTATTTATATCAATATCTATTTTATCTTTTGTTTGTGTTAAATCGGATATATTAATATATATAAAATCATCAGTTGCTTCAGCAACAATTTTTTGATAATTTAATTTTTCTATTTCTTGTATTTTATCATATGTATTATTTTCATCAAGTTGATTCTGAGATAAAATAGCATTAATATCAGGAGTTGTATTAGGATTTAATAATTTATAGACACATATTCTTCTCATATATTTGATAATATCATTATAATATTTTTTAATTTTTTCGAGTTTTGATAATTTGAGTTCTTGTCTATTAATATATGATAAAATTTGTGCATTAATATCTAATATGTTATCTTTAGTAACTTGATACTCCATATCTGTTCCAATATATTCTTTGAATATTAGATACATTACCATATAATGATCATCCGAAGGAATCATTTCATATACTTGTTTACCAAATCCTACTTGAAATCTATCAAATATATTATAAATATCAAGATTATATTTATACAATGATTGATTAAATTTAGAATAATCAATATCATCTAATTTAGATTCTTTGGTATTATCATATAATACATTATGCGTATGATTCAAATATTTAATTATTACATTTTTCCACTTTTTTTTTATTGGTGTTGATTCACTATTCCAATTAGTAGAATTATACAAACTAATGTAATTCAAATATATTGATTCAAATATATGATACATATCAGCTATTTCTAATTCTCTTATATTTTCCATATATATTTCATAAGTCATATTTGAGCTATCCTTATATTTTTCCATCAACTCAATATATTTATTTTTAACATATTCAATATAATTATCAACTGTATAAATTTGATATTTATCTAAATATTCTTCATCATAACGCATATTTGATGTATCAGATGTATAATCGGTTGTTTGAAATGTTTGTGGTAATCTATCATATATTACTGTATCTTTAATAGTTTGATAACAAGATGCTTCTTTGAAATAAATATTCTCAGATTGTTTGATATATGTTTCTAATATGCTGTGAAAAAAATCTATATAAAAATTAATTTGAACATTATTTATTTTTGGAAAAAATAAATGTTTTTCTGGAAATTGAATGTAATGTTTGGAACCTAATTCTAATTCACTTTTATCTATAGTTTCTAACAAAAATTTTAATAAACATAAATAAAAAATATATTGATTAGAATAAAATATATCTTGATGTTGATTACTAAAAATTATAACTTTAGAATGATATTTTTCTATAGTATTAACAGAATTAACAGAACGAATACGTTTAAATATATAATTTATCAAAACTTCAAAATATTTTGAATTATCAAAAATATGTAAATCCCTTAGACTAAATTCAGGAAATTGACTAAATTGATTATATAAGTCCCTAGATATTATTTTATTTATTATGACTATATTATAAAAAATATATAAACCCCATAGACTAAATTCAGATAATTGATTATATAAGTCTCTAGATATTATTTTATTTGATATTATGTTATTTATTATGTGTATATTATAAAAATCTTTAAAGTATTTTCTATATAAATCTGTAAATTTTATACTTTTATCAACAATTGGAGGGTCTGATTGTGCTCCGCCATATTTGATTAATTGGATATATTTATTTTTATTTTCTATATATTTAGACATATATTTTATCTACATATTTATTTTGTATCCAACAATATATCATATGTATCTAATTTTTTAACCAAAACTAAATTTTTTATACCACTCTTTCCCCATACAACCCCGCTATCTGTTTCCCAATGTCTATACCATTCTGCCAATACAGTTATATTTTTTTTCCACTTTTTATCACTTTTTAATATTTTTTTAAAATAATTTTCTAATGCTTCTGGATTACCACGTAAGCTCATCTGATTTGAAAATTTACCCCATATTTGGTTTCCCAAATAGGGACAAATCAATAATCCATCATAATCTTGTTTAATCCTATCCCAATCCATAATATCATTAATTTTTATTTCTGAATTAGATTTTTTATATTTTTTAATAAATTTTTCAAATTCTTTCAAATTACTTATTTTTTTAACCGTATCTGCTAATTCTACACTATAAATATAGGTTGAACTCATCCATGGTGATATTACACGAGTATCTTCATCAACAAATCTAATCCATGCTGAACCACAAGATACCCACAAACCAATCGGATTATGATATATACCTCCCAACCAAGAAAATTTATGTTCTTTTGTATCTGATATACTGGTTATCGGATATCCAGATATATGAATAAGTTTATTTTCCATATCTGGTTTTGTGATAGAGTTATATAATTGATTATAATTTTTGTAAATTAAATCATTTGCAACTTTTGGTTCAATATATTTGTAAGTTTTTTTATCTATATCTTCAGATTTTTTAAGAAATTGTAATATTCCTATTAATTTATTAAAATAATACGCATACTCCTCATCTCCTCCTCCACCTTCAGCAATAGATGTCCGCACACTTAAAATATTAATCTTATAATTGTATTTTTGTTTTTTATATTTATTTTTTTCTTTTCTATATTTGACTAATTTATCTGAATACCTTTCCATATATATTTGAGTAATAAAATAATATAATATAGTAATATATGGAAATTGTTGCAAAACTTGTTCTAAGTAGATTTGGAATTGATTATGTGCTAAAATCAGTAAATATGATAAGTCATTCTGCTAATGGTATTTCTACTGCAATAAGTGCGATTAGTTCTCATAAAGGTGGACACGATATATCTAAGTTGTTAAAAAGATTAGACATACAGCATAATGTCCGAGTATTAAAAACACTAATCAGCGAGATTAATACAGAGGTAGGATGTACTGCTACACTTATGATAGCATTAAATGGAGTTAGAGAATGTTTGGTAGAAATTCATAAAGAATTAGATATTGTTAAAAAACATTTATCGTATAATAATTCTCTATGGTTTGGTTGGTTGGGATGGACTAGATATTATAATTTTAATACAAATGAAGAAAATCTTATTATTATGAATGAGGCACTTCGTGTTAGAAAAGATATGTTGTTTGATATTTTAGGAATAAACAATCATTTGGTTAAAAATAAAAATAGTGAGATGGAATTAGAAAAATTAGTAAAAAATTTTAATTCTGGAGAAACATATCAAACTGAACAAATAGGAGTATCTGCTCTAATTAATTCCAGATATGTTGTGCCAAATAATATCTAATAATATCGAACATACGGATATTTGAAATAATTATTCCAAAATCTATATCTTGGGTGATATCTATATCTTGGACTATATCTTGGACTATATCTATTCCAAAAATTTTCAACACTTAAATCTGGTTCTGTATTGTTAGATTGTTTGCATATATACCACCATATAGCGACAAATAGTATTATAATACCTATCAACCAAATAATCATATATAAGATATATAAAAAATATATATTGTTGGATTTATTTTATACTATTATTATAATGGAACACGAACACATAGGAATCACATCAGACCCACGAGCAGAACGAGAAGAACGAGAAGAAATTACTGCTGCAGCACATCCAAGAGCATCTGTAGCACATCCAATAGCATCTGCAGCACATCCAAGAGCATCTGTAGACGCACAAGAAGAAATAACAAACATGAAAGTAGAAATTTGTAATCAATCAGATGGAATTTTTCATAAATTAAGTGAAGAAACTGATTTGGACTATCATTTGCAAACAATTTCTAGTACGCTAAAAAAAAATATAATTGTTTTAGATATACATAATGTAGCAGACCTTGATGTTAATGTTGTTGTACCCCAAGTAAATCGCTTATTTGGAGAATCATGTATTATTGCATTATTATCATATGTTGGAAAACAAACTCCTACTTATGCTAATGCAAAACAATTTATTGAAAATTGTATAAAACAAAAGTTAGTAGATATAGGTTTTATGGTTTTTGATAGATATAGAGAGGATAGGAAAAGGAGCCAAGTCAAGACATGGAAAAAGAGCCAAGTAGGGAAAAAGAGCCAAGTAGGGGAAATGAGCCAAGTAGGGGAAATGAGCCAAGTAGGGAAAAAGAGCCAAGTAGGGGAAATGAGCCAAGTAGGGGAAATGAGCCAAGTAGGGGAAATGAGCCAAGTAGGGGAAATGAGCCAAGTAGGGGAAATGAGCCAAGTAGGGGAAATGAGTCAAGTAGGGGAAATGAGTCAAGTAGGGGAAATGAGTCAAGTTGGAAAAGATAAGGGTATCTTTACAGAGTTTGGTGGTAAAGCAAATGTTATTAAAAAGATACGTGACTGCGGATTCAGTAATATTATATTTGTTGATGATGGTGAGGATCATATTGATTCGTGTATAAGAATATTTGGTGAAAAAGGTAATATAAGTATAATAAAAGATTTTATAAGCTATAAACAAATTTTATCAAAAGTTGATGATAAACAAACTACTACTATATCATTATGTCTATTAAATGAAAAATTTGAGAAGACCAAAGACGAAGAACAACTACAATCAGAAATGAATAAATTATCAAAAAAAACAAATACAGAAGAACTAAAAGTTTTAAAGAAAGCCGTCCTAATTGAAATAAAAACAAAATTATTAGAATTAAAAAGACAACCACAAGAAGAAATATCCAAAAGTATTATAGATATTGATAATCAAATGACCACTAACCAATCTACTATACAGCTTATAGATAGTATATTATCAACTGGATCTACAGAAGAACTAGAACAACTAGAAGAACTAGAAGAAGTAAAAGTTTTAAAGTATAACGCTCTAAATGAAATGAAAAAAAAATTATTAGATGATAACATTAAATTATTAGAATTAAAAAGACAAGTCCGAAAAGTCCGAATTGATAAAAAAGGACAACAACAAGAAGAAATATCAAAAAGTATTGATAAAAAAGGACAACAACAACAAGAAATATCAAAAAGTATTAAACCTATTGATGAACAAATGACTGCTAACCAATCTACTATACAGCTTATAGATAGTATATTATCAAATGGAACTAAAGAATCTAACCTTAAAAAAATGATAGAAACTAGAAATACAAAATTAGCAAATATGTTAGTTCAGTATTTGGAACAATTAGTCAAACAATTAGGTATAAAACCAGTAAAACCAGTAGAATCGGCAGCCGCACAACCAGGAGGTTATAGAAATAGTGCATATAAGTATCTTAAATATCAAACCAAAAATAAATATTTTGCATAAATATTATTTTTTACAACATCCTTTATTGTATGTGAGAATCATATCATTTTCTAACCCACTCAACCTACGAATATTCCACATTTCTAATCTATCTACTGCTAATTTTTCTGGGGTTGGTTTGTCAAAATTCAAATAAGCAATATTATTATTTGTCATACCAACTATTATTTTTGCTTTTCCATAATGAGTACTAACCTCATATATACCACAAGGTACTGTTTGATTCAAACCAATCGTATGACCATATAATCCATTTTGCTTAGATATGGTGGAGGTGTATATTTTTTCTATATTGATGGTTTGTCTCTCAGTCAAACATGGAACCATCATACTAGATATAATAATTTTATAAACTAATATTAGCATTACAAAACATATTATTTGATTCAACATAATAATATGTGTGAAAATATAAAAAAATTTGTTTTATTATCCAACACATATTATTATATGATTAGTTTTATTATTCTTCTGAATTATCCGAATCATCTGTTGGCATAATATCTTCTGTAGGCATAATATCTTCTGCTGGCATAATATCTTCTGTTGACATAATATCTTCTGTATTGTCTGTTGGATTGCTTTTTGGTTTAGATGTTGGTATGGGATTCTGACACTCTAATAATATATTTAATACTGTGTATGTGAGTGCAAAAAATTTATGTATACTAATAGATAGTGTCCATAATAATTTTTCAATCTTTTTAATCATATCATCTATTTTATCAGCAGCTTTTGGTATTGCGGTTTTGATACGAGTAATAAATTTATCATCAATCTTATCAAATAGTGAACGCAAATAATAATACATCTCTTTGGGATGTGTGATTCGGTGTCTCATATCAATAGGAATTTTTTTATAATAACTGTTAATTTTATTTTCAATCATAACAAATCCTCTACTCTTTAACATAGGTAGCAACATACCAATAACCAATGATGGAAGTCCAGCACTATTTGGAATAGCTGTTCCAAGTGCATTACCAACAAAGTTCATTATTTTATCAGTAATATTAGAAAATAATTCACATATTTTTGCATAAGCATCTGTTTGTGAGCCGTATGTTTTTAATATATATTTTGTCCAACATTTTACTCCAAATGGACCATCAATAAAATTAATATTCATTATATCATACAATAATCTTATACTTTCCTTATCATCCAATATATTTGTTATATTTTCAAGTATTGCATCAATCATATCAATCACACTAGCAAATGTATAAAGTATGCTTATTACTGCTTCTCCATCTGCTCCAGCTGTCAAAATATCTAATCCAACACTTGATGCTATTTGAAAAACATGAGAACCAATATTTTTGATAGTTCCTCCATTTGATAATAAGATATTAAATATATCTAATATTGGTTTTATTTTTGTATTACGTATCTGTTGAATACATTCTATCGGACTCCCACATCCTCTAACAAACCATTTTGTTGGCAAAAATGTTAATAATAATTCATTAGGTGTTGGAAACCTAGTTTTACAAAGCGGGTATGATGGCTTACATCTTTCTGCAATCATCCATTCATATATAATAAATGCAAGCAATGAACTAATACATAAACTTACTCCTATCGCACCCACCATCATAGCGGAACCTCCTTGTTGAGCATAATTTTTTTCCAACTCTCTATCAAAAACTTTCATCATATTCTGATGATATGTTTTTAATCTATTATCAGAGTTAATAAAATTAATATATTGTTCGCCACCCCCATTTTGAAATCTACGACTACTCTGAATCATACCATTCAAACTAAATTTATTTCCAAATGATTTGGAATTATTTGCATCTACAACATTCCCCATCAAATCTATATAAATATTATTGGATTTTCTGATATTCATATTATAATATTATAGATTAAAAAATTATTTTTCACACTCATAAATGAATAATATACCTTAATAAATTTCTCTAATATTACTAAGTGTAGGGCACAAACATTTTGCACCTATTCTTATTGAAAAAATTTTAAATATTTTGTCAATAAATTTATTATATGTGGGTGATTTGTAAAGTAAAACATGTGTAGGGGATACAATATCATCAAATGATAATTTCTGGATACCATCAATCAACATATCCACCGCATCAGATTTTTCACTAATACTCATATTCCCAAATAGTTCTACCAATTCATCTTGTTCGGATGAATCCAAAGACATTGATGTGAATAAATTTATTATATTATCCATTATAGTTATAAATAAATTATTATCTAATAATCCATATTGTTTGTAATTATTTCAATTTTTATTCTTCTTCAGCATCATCTTCTTCTTCTTCCTCCTCTTCTTCCTCTTCGTCTGTTGGCTTTTTAGTATTTTTTTTCTCAGCAGATTTTTTGACTACCTTCTTTTCAGGTTGTTCGTCTGTTGATTTTTTGCCTACTTTCTTTTTAGGTTTTAAATCAGCCTCATCATCTTCTAATTTTTTACCAGCCTTTTTTTTAGGTTTTGAATCAGCATCTTCTTCGGATTTCTTAACAGCCTTCTTTTTAGGTTTTGACTCTTCTACAGGTTCTGTGTTATCATCAGCATTCAACTCTTCTGATTTTTTTGCTACTTTTTTCTTGGGTTTTGATTCTTCTTCAGTTTTCTTTCCTTTTTTCTTAGACTTTGTATCTTCATCTACTTGTTCTGTAGGTTTTGAATCATCTACTTTCTTAGCCTCATCATCCGAACCTGCTTCTTCTGAACCAGTCTGAATCTTAATTTTCAAAGTATGTGATCTAGATTCACCAGTAGTTTCTTTTAGTTTATCAACTGCTGTGCTTGCATGAACAGAGTATAATTTTCCAATCAAATGTGTATCAGATAATGCACCAGTAAATTTACCATATGCATTTTCTGGATTCTCACAATTGACATATCTGCAAGTAATATCTTCTCCATAAAATTCTTTCGTTCGATTAAAATCTTCTTGTGGATCATTTTCTTCACACCAAAATACAACTGCATTACCAGTCTTAATGATTCCATTGTAGTAAAATCCTACAGTTCCTTTGTCAGATCGTTTAACTTTCTTGTTAGAGCTCATTTTATTATATAATTATTATATGTATTTATATAATATACAAAAGGTTAATAATTCAATCTTTTTTACCAATATATTTGAGTGTAAATTTAAGCAAATCTTCAGAAGTCCTATTACCCTCATACTCTATCCCTTCATATTTACTCCCTACCTTTTTATAAATACCAATTGTTGGATATCCTTTGATTGGATTACCACCTATCTGAGGAGTTGTTTTTAATTGACTTTCTTCTTTACTCACACAACCAATATTATGAGTTCGAGCAACTTCTTTGAATTTATTCCACGATTGTTTAAATGTTTGACAATGACCACACCAATTAGCATAATACAATACAACTATCCCGTCTTTCATTCTATATAATAAATAAATAAAAAAATAATATACGTGTATGATATTTATAATCATAAACTTATTATCTAAAAATAAAAAACTAATAAATTTCAGCAATCATTTTTCGAATCTTCTGAATATCTGCTCCCATTACTTTCTGTTTTTGAATTTCTCCATCCTTAAAAAATACAGTTGTGGGCATTGCTTCCACCTGATGAGCTTCTGCAATATCTACACATTCATCTACATCAACTTTATAAATCATAATATTAGGATATGCTGTCAAAAGTTCTTCTAATTTTGGTGTTAGTTGTTTGCATGGACCACACCATTGAGCGGTAAAATTAACAACTACATATCCACTACTAACAATATTAGTAAATTCTTCAAATGATTTGATATATTCCAAAGACATATTTATAATAATTTATTATATTATATATCTTTATCTATGTTTTTTAATTATGTGATGGATAACAAAAACCTATTCCACTTACTCCAAATTCTACACACTTTCCATTACATTTACTCAAACATTTATCTATACCAGAAGTTTGTCCATCAGCATATGGATCATCATCATTTGGATAAACCACAACATCTTGAAATGTAGGGTCATCTAGAATTTGCCATACTTGAGGTCGGGAATCAGTGGGAAATCCCATTAAATTTTTTTCTGGAAAATTTGGACTACGTAATTGTTCCGCACTAACTGATGATAATTTGTATGTGGGAGTTAGTATAAAATTTTCAAATTTAAAATCATATGATACATATGCTAGTATTCCGACAACTAGTAGCAAGAATACAACAAATAATATTTTAATATCCATAATATTAACTGATATATTTATATTCAAAATAAAAATAATTGTTTCTTGCTGTATTCAAAACTATCAGTTATAAATTTAGTTTTATTTTCTAATGCTAATATTATATTATTGATAATATTAGTCTGTATGGGTTTCACCACCATACCACTCACACCCACATTTCTAAAATTATCCAACAAACTATTTGAGTAAGTATCTGTTAATCCAAAAATAATTGATTTTATTCCACATGTATTTCTTAACATATCAATCACATCAATTCCACATAAATTTTTTAATTCATCTCCTACAAAAATAATATCATAATCATTAGAAGTAACACAAAATCTGATACATTCTATTCCACAGTCAGTTATTGTTATATGATGTCCTCTGGATGATAATATTTTTGATAATATTGTTATATTCTCGCTATTATCCGCAACCAATATTTTAAATTTTTTATTAGTATTTGATAAATTTATAGTTTTTTTATCACGTAGCAACGAACGAGATGACATTATTTATGTAATAGATGTATATATTTTTTTTTATTATTATTAAATTTTTCTATATTTGTTTCAGAAATTGCATACAAATATAATAATAATACAATTATACCAAGCAACATTATATATTGTTCCATAATATTATAATATATATTTAATAACACGAACATAAAACAGTTTTTTCATCACTTAATAAAAGTGGAGTAATTAATTCAGATCCAGTTTTAATACCTATTGCATAATTTATATCAATTTGTTTTGATTTAATTTTTTTTAAAATATCACTTGTTATATGTATAAATATATTATCAACATTTAATCCTGTTCGGGCACTTGTTTCTATATATTCGATTGAATTTTTTTTTGCAAATTCAAGTGCTTCTTCCGAACCAACTTCTTGTCGTGCTACTAAATCAGATTTATTTCCAACCAAAAGAATATTAATATATGTTCCACTATATTGTTCGCATTCAATCAACCATTTTTAATATTATCAAAAGTAT